GTTGGAGTTGGGGCTGCCGGTGACGCTGGATGGCGGCGAGTCCGGCCAGGGTGAGCCGCTGTTGACGGCTGACGACCTGCTGGCGGCTGCACAGGAGCTTGAGTCTTTTCGGCTGGCGTTGACCGCTGACTATCCGGGGAAGAGCGATGAACCGGCCACGGGTTGATTTCCTGATGTGCGCTGCGTCGCCTGCGTACTTCGTGGCGAGCCATGTGTGGATTTACAACGCTACGGACAGTGGGTGGGTGCGGTTTGCGTTGTGGCCTGCGCAGGTGGAAACGCTGGGGGTGATGGGCGACTCGTCGAAGCTGGTGGTGCTGAAGGCGCGGCAGTTGGGGCTATCGTGGCTCTCGTTGGCGTATGCGCTGTGGCTGCTGATTTTCCGGGCGCCGGCGACGGTGCTGCTTTTCAGTCAGAAAGAGGATGAGGCGGTCGAACTGCTCAACCGGCTGCGGGGGATGTACGTTCGACTGCCGTCTCACCTACGCGCTCGTACCCTACCCCGCGATGCGGCTAAGACGTTCGAGCTTTCGACGGGCAGCAGGGCGCTGGCCTTCAGCACGAACGGGGGACGTTCGTACACGGGCACGTTGGCAATCGTAGACGAGGCGGACTTTGTGCCGGACCTCAACAGTTTCATCAACGCGGTGAAGCCGACGATTGACGCAGGAGGGCAACTCTTTCTGATCAGCACGTCGGACAAGCGTCAGCCGATGTCTACGTTCAAGAGTTTGTATCGGGCTGCGGTGGCGGGTGTAGGCGAATACCGCCACATCTTCCTCCCCTGGCACGCCCGCCCCGACCGCGATGCCGCCTGGCACGACCGCACCCGCGCCGAAATGTTCGCCCAACGCGGCACAGACGACGACTTCTTCGCCGAGTACCCCGCCACACCCGAAGAAGCCCTGGCCCCAGAAAGCCTCGACCGCCGCATCCCCTACCACTGGATCGAACCCGTCTTCCTGCCGGCCCAGCCCAATCGCACCTGGCCCCATCTGCCGCCCCTACCCGGCTTGCAATCGTACACCGCACCCTTGCCCGGCACGCGCTACGTGATCGGCGCCGACCCCGCCGAAGGCAACCCCAACTCCGATGACTCCGCCGCCACCGTACTTAACGCCTACACCGGAAAGGAAGCCGCCAGCCTCAGAGGAAAGATCGAACCCACCGTCTTCGCCGCCTACCTCGACACTCTCGCCGCCTACTACAACCACGCCGGCATCATGATCGAGCGCAACAACCACGGCCACACCGTTATCGCCGCCCTCCAACAGTCCGCCCAGCACAAACTCCTGTCCGGCTACGACGGCAAACCCGGCTGGCTCTCCAACCTCAAGGGCAAGGTCATTCTCTATAACCACACCGCCGACATCATCCGTGACCAACTCTGTACCCTGCGCACACCCGAACTCGCCGCCCAGCTCGCATCCATCGAAGCCTCCACCCTGCGCGCACCTGAGGGTCTACACGACGACCTCGCCGACAGCTTCGCCCTCGCCGTCGCCGGCAGCCTTGACCCTACTCTGCACGCCAAACCCAGCCGCCACATAGCGCCCACCGACCCCCTAGCCGGCGTAGACAAGGACTCTTGGAAATGAACCCAACCCAACGTCTCGCAGCATGGCTCAACCGCATCACCGGCCTATCCGCCGTCACCCCCGTCCCCGTCGGCCTACCCAACGACGGCCTCGTCCTTCGGCCCGCCGGCTCTCCGCTCGACAAGGATTGGTCAACCCTCTTCGCCGAACTCAACGACGCCCGCGAAGCCTGGCGCTCTAACCCCCTGGCCCGCCGTCTGATCGGACTGATCACGTCCTACACCGTCGGCCACGGCATCACCCTCACCACCGCCTACCCGCCCCTGCAAAAGTTCATCGACGAATTCTGGCAGGCCAACACCATGCCCCTACGCATTGACGAATGGAGCGACGAACTCGCCCGCTCCGGCGAACTCTTCCCCATCCTCTTCACCAACCCCATCTCCGGCATGTCCGCCGTGCGCACTGTGCCCGCCTCCATGATTGAAGCCATCGAATACGATGACGAAGACTACGAGACCGAGCTGCGCTATAAAGAAACCATGCCCATCGGCACCAAGGAAAAGTGGTGGATGTCGCCGCTCCATCCATCCGCCTCCCCCGCCGAACCGGTCATGCTGCACTTCGCCGTCAACCGCCCCACGGGCGCCATCCGCGGTGAGTCCGACCTAGCCCCCATCCTCCCCTGGCTCCGCCGCTATTCCCGCTGGCTCGAAGACCGCGTCCGCCTCAACGCCGCTATGCGCAGCTTCTTGTGGATCGTCCACGCCCCCGCCCGCCTACGAGCCGAACTACAAGAACGCTACCGCGCCGCACCTGAACCCGGCAGCGTCATCATCGCAGAGCAGGAAGCCGAAACCTGGGAAGCCATCACCCCCAACCTACACGCCGCCGACGCAGAGAAGGACGGTCGCGCCATCCGCTGGATGATCGTGGCAGGCGGGCCAGGAACCGCGCTGCTGGACATCGGCGAAGGCGAAGACTCCAACCTCGCCACCGGCCAAGCTATGTCAGAGCAGCGCCGCCGCTTCCTGCGCCGCCGCCAGTCCTATCTCACCTACATCCTCACTGAACTCATCCTCCTCGCCTGGCAACGCTCCATGCCCACACGCACCACCCACCGCCGCCCTATCACCACCACCGACCTTCACGCCGTCGTCCCCGACATCAGCCCCGAGGACAACACCGACCTAGCCCAAGCCGCCGCCCAACTCACCGGCGCTCTTACCCAACTCGCTGCACTAACCGGAGCAGGACCCGCCTATCGCAAGACCGCCCTACGCATGTTCGCCAAGTTCGCCGGCGAGACCCTAACCGAATCCGAAATCGATTCTATCCTCGCCGAAGGAGAATCCGACCTTGAATCACAACACCAAGAGGCCATACAACAACATGCAAATCAAATCACCCGGCCGCCTTCTGCAAACGCCACCACTGCCGGCCTACGTCCTGGCCGCTTGGCCGTTCGAACGCCGCAAAGCCCTTAAGCAACAGTTCAAGAACGGAGAACTAACCGAACTCGAATTCGACGCAGTCGTCTATCACCACGGCCCCAACAGCAACCACGTCATCTTCCGCGACGAAGAACTTGAAGCCTTCGCCGCCAGCTTCACCGACGTCCCCTTCCTGCGCAACCACGATGTAGACGACGTTGCCAGCCGCGACGGAACCGTCATCGCCTCCCGCATGGAAGGCCCCGACATGCTACAGACCATCCGCCTCACCACAGATCGCGGTATCAAGGACTTCCTCGACGGCATCATCGACCGCTTCTCCATCTCCTGGTACTGGTCGTCAATCGAATGTTCCATCTGCCACGACAATTGGCTCCTCTGCGAACACCAACCCGGCCAGGCCTACCCAGAAACCGGCTCCACTGAACCCTGTAGCCTCATCTTCAACAAGCCACGCGGCAAGGAAACATCCGCCGTCAACGCACCCGCCGTACCCGACACACACATCTTGGCAGCACTAGCACAACTCAAGGAGTATCAACCCATGCCACACGACAACGCCGTCCTGCTCCCCGACGGAACCCAACACGCCGACACCCCCACCCCCGCCGCCATCCTCCAAGAGACGCACGCCCTCGAAACCCGCATCAACCAGCGCCGCGTCGACGAGATGGCCGCCATCCTCCAGGAGACACGCTCTCTCGAAACCCGCATCAACCAGCGCCGCGTCGACGAGATGATCGACACCTCCGGTCTCTCCGAACAAGTCCGCTCTATGCTCAAAACCGCTTGCAGCGGCAAAACACCCGAAGATGCCGCTACCCTCGTCTCCATCCAAAAGCAAGCGCTTGCAACGGCCTACGACAGAACCATGGTGCACGGCATCCGCCCCATCACCGCCGGCGATATGTCCACCCCCATGGACCGTATGCAGCACGCCGTCAATTGGATCTTCGGCGTGCGCGGCATCGACCCGCCGCCCCCCCATCTGCGCGACATCCGCAACATCTACCAAGCCATCACCGGCGATGTCAACTGGTACGGCGTCTTCAACCCCGAGTGGAGCCAACTCGCCGCAGCCACCACCACCACCCTCGCCGGCATGGTAGTCGATGCCCTCAACCGCGTCACCAAAGCCCACTACGACAACATGGCAACCTATCGCTGGTACGAGGCCATCGTCAACGTGACGCCACACAGCGGCACTACTCACGACCTCAACCTCGTCACAATGGACGGCATCAGCAACCTGCCCACCGTCGCCGAAGGCGCAGCGTACACCGAAGCCACCGTGGACGATGCCAAGGAGACCATCAGCTTCACCAAGTACGGAACCTACGTCGGCATCACCCTGGAAACCATCCGCCGCTCCGACATCCAGCGCATCCAGGTCATCCCGCGTGAACTGATCAAGGCCGCCATCCGAACACGAAGCGCAGCCATCGCAGGCATCTTCACCGTCAACGCCGGCGTCGGACCCACCCTCGACGACGACGCTACCGCCCTCTTCCACGCCGGCCACGCCAACCTCATCACCGACGTCTTCGCCGACGCCACCGATTGGGCCATCGCACGCACCAAAATCTGGGAACAGACCCTACCCGGCACCGACAAGCCGCTTGGCCTCTGGCCCACCTTCATCCTCGTGCCCATCGAACTCTACGACCTGGCCCTCACCACCTTCGGCTACGGCGCCGGCGATGTCGGCAAACCCAGCGTAGCCGGCACAGCCCAGGAAGTTAACCCCTACGGCAACAGCAGAATCGGCGACCCGCGGCCCATCCCCATCGCAGTCCCCGAATGGACCGACGCCACCGACTGGGCCTTCATCGTAGACCCACGGCTCCATCCCGTCATCCACATGGCCTATGCCCAAAACCCCGCCGGCGGAACCCACCCCATGCCGGAAATCTTCGAGGTCACATCCGAGACCGCAGGGCTGATGTTCAGCAACGACACCCTGCCCGTCAAGGTGCGCGACTGGTGGACCTACGGCGTCAGCACCTACATCGGCATCGGCAAGTCCAACCAATAAAACGGCTAACCCAGGTGGGCGCCCCGGTAGCGGCGGTTTCTATACCGCCGCTACCGGAGCGAACCCTGAAACCCTCAAAGGAGATTTTCCCATGCAAGGCATGTTGTTCACCATCCACGTTGACACCGGAACCCTCGCCGGTAACAAAGTTGGCTATATCGCCATCCCCTACGCCT